TTTCAATGCAATTGAGTTATACGCGTCTGAATTGAACCGGGGTTTGATCTCCAACATATCGCTCGCAGTGGTGTCACCAGCCAGCACCGGGTCAGCAATCGGACCAACCCAACCACCACGCGACTGATCAACTTCAATGAACACTCGCGACACTGACACCTCTTTACCCTTCAGTGTGTCCTTCTCCGATATAAGGTCAACGTCAAGTGTCTCAAGGCGTGGTACATACGAGAGTCCAATATGCACAAGTGAAGCTGCCACTGGGAGCGTAATCTGACCGCCAATCACAGTCAGGCCAGTTACTTCGTTGCCATCGGCCAACACAGTCACAGCCATGCCTTCGAGGTGACCCAGATTGATGATTACAGTAGTGGGTGCACCTGAATAAGTAACACCCGAATCAACACAAAACGAGTTTGCGGCATCTGTGAACAATCGAGATTCCAGACGTTCCACGTACCGTTTTGTTGCGCCGCCAATGGTTCGATTCACTATGACATAAACAGCATCACGTCCGTTCTCACTAATCACAGACACAGACTCAAACTTGCCGTTGGTGATATGCCGATGCCAAGCAAATACCTGATGTTCTCGAAGATACGTAAGGCCGAGTAATTGTCCGTCATCACGTACCAGCCAAAGAATTGAATATGGTTCCTCGGAATACGCCATCTCAGTGATAGTGTTGTTTTCAAACATGTGTTCTGACATTACCGACAAATCTTCACTGACATACTTATAAAGGTTTCCATCGAAGTGTATATCCCGGATTCTGCCGCCTTTATTTTGCACATATACAACAGAGAAACCGATCCGTGTCGGCGTTACCCATGCCGCCCCGTGTTGTGTTGACTTCCTTACGCCAACACTTGCTGGAGTGAGGACTTGATTGACGCCTTCAGTCACTCGCATTGCAGCCCCGGCTGTAAGCAACAGCAGACCGTCAATATCAACAATATGTCGAATCTCATCCACTTTTTCGCCAGCCACCGTGAACTCAATCGCATCTGAATCACGCGTGGGCTTTGACGACCTGAACGACAAGTAGTCTGCTGTCTGTGACGCATAAATCGTCTGAGGCTTGTTGAATGTATTACCAAACAATCGACGTTGCTGATAATAACTTACGATGGATGGATTATCACCGGCTACGTCAGCAGTACCGAACGGCTGGTTATCGACTTGTGGAGCGTCACTGGTGATTGGCCCAAGGTTGTAGTCTTCAAACGATGTCACTGTTGTGTCACCGATCCAACCGAACACCCCTGTACCTATTGACGGGTCTTTATATACCCGGTACTTCACTGCGCCTGTTACAGCAGGCCACGTCAGCTTAACCCCGTACGTGAGCGAAAGAGCTGCTGTCATCGCTATCGACCCCATGGGTGACGGCAACGATTCGACATTATCTGAATTGACTGCGCTTACTACATACTGATATGTTTTAGCCGGTGCATGTGACGAAGTGCCAACAGCGGCGAGAGTGAGCGTGCCAACAGCGGCAAGAGCGGGCGCATAATTATCAACAGTAATCGTCCAGTTCGTTGCGCCAAGTCTATTGAGCGACCTGGTTCGATAATTAGGGTGCACAATAGTCATAACATCAGCTGACTGAGTAACCCGTAACCGGGCAATATCTGCTGCCAGGTACGGTGTAACAATCGTATAACGAACACCGGGGGCTGTTTCAATGTACGCACCATTTTGTATGATTTGAACCTGAAGGTTTTCAAACACCAATTGATAGGTTTGATCATTGTTGAATACAAACGGAATCAATCTAGCTTGAACTGCTGAATTGCTTATCTCGCCGGCGAACCTAAACCCGGCACGAGAGTAAGCACCACCCTGGGCACGAATGAAAAAGTTTTCACACGTCGCAAGACCTGCAGTGTATTTGGCAATGTCAGCTCTTGATCGTAACGCCGGTGCGATTTCACCGGCTGTCATTGACCTCTGAATGCTTTGTGTCATCTGCGTGCCGTGGTGAATTCACTATCAGGTTGATTGATGAATCGCTCATTCAGATTTTCTGCGATAGCTTCAGCAACAGTTCGGTTGAATTCTGTTTGATAATCTTTCTTATATTCAAGTCCTACCTTACCGCCGACAAGTGGTACCGCTAACTTTGAGGCAAGCAACTGCGAAATCGCTTCAGTTGTGTTGACATCAAACAATGTTGTGTCAGTGATGTTCAGCTGATAGTCAACATGAAGATCGGGGAAGTTGGAAGCAATTGCTTTTACACCAGCATTATTGATAATCTGATATGGGACTTCTGCACCCAAGTCGGGTGTATAAACGTCTGCAATACTCTGTTGAATAAACGCACCGTTGCCTGCATAAATCGATGAATAGTTCAGCACCAACTTGTTGATATGCATACAGTCAGACGGATATTGATACAGATATGCCCAGTTAAACACCGTTGCCGTAAGAACAGCCAGTGTGTCAATCTTGTGAGCAAACCCCCATGGTGCAGCAACAAGCACTTGATCTCTTGTCTGAGGATAGAGCAACGCACACTGTTGAGCCTGTGCGCTCGACTCAGTGAGTGAGTTGATGCCGCCTGCTCTGATATGCGATAATGCCGTGTTGCAGATGCTCACTTCAGACATGGTTAATCATCCTTCTCAGGGTACAATGTATTAAGTGCTTCATTATTTTTTGCAACAGCGATTGCTGTAACCTGGAGCACGACTTCTTTTTCAACGTCTTCTTCGTCACCGTCGGTGTCCTGTTTTTCGGTCTTCCGCTTTACAACAGCAGTGCCCTTGATCGAAACAGTGTCACCAGCTGACAGCTTGTCCAGCTCCAGCTCTTCAACGACGTCACCCTCAAATTCAAGCCGCGTGCCGTAAGGATAATCACCATTGTACTCGGATGATGGCATTGACTCAGGCTTGACCTTCTCAATCTTCACCATTTTTGACATATCAAAGCTCCGTTGGCCCGGCAAGCGCCGGGTCTTCCTGGAAGTTCACAGCGTCGAGTTCGAGCTTCTTCGCTTCAGCGTTCTTCTTGCGCGTAATTGCAGCCCTCTGTTGTGGTGTAAGCTCTTCTTCAGGAGCTTCGTCTTCATCATCATCGTCTTCAAAAAATTTCAACCACGATGGACATTTCTTAAACTTCTTTTCAACCGTGACAACATTATGAACAGGGTCGTCAGGGTCATGAAGAACATTATTGATAAAGCCTGGTTTAATTACTTTATATGTGGCCATGTGTGACCTCCTAAACTGTAAGATAACGGGGAGCCGCTGAGCTCCCCGCTTCATTATGCACCAGTTGTGTTGGTCTGGTTACCCATAGTAATTTCAGCAGTGATGTTACCTGCATTCGCATTACCGGTTACAGGGGTGTAGCGGAACCCCAGATACCGTTCAGTGCTGCCGTTCGGCAGCACGTCAAACGACACCTGTTTACCTGCAACCAGGTCTGCAATCATAATGGTCTGCGATAAAACCACAGTACCCAATGCAGTCGTAGCACCCGTTTCAAGCGCAACAGTTAAAGCCGTCATACCTGCTGCGGTGCCGAACGCTGTCGTCACCTGCGCGAGCACAGGTACTTTCACACCCTTACCGATGTCATGATTCAATGCAGCAGCAGCCCCGTAAGGGATACCAGCAGCACCGAGATCAATCACATTGGTAGAAACCGCAGCAGCGGTTACCGCCTGTTTATCAGAGAAAATTTGCTGATTCGATGAAATCATGTTTACACCACCCTTGCTTCAGTATTGATGAGAGCATCAGTCTCACGGATCGGAATACCGCGATACGACAACACTTCCTTGCCCTCAACTTCAGTACGCTGAAGACGAACAAAGTTATCACTTGCACCTGCATTGGTTGCGATAGCGTCCAATGCTTCCAGCACGTCACGGTTACAGTACATTGCCAGCTTACCACCGGCAACACGACGATTCTGCAACTTGTAATATGCTTTCCGGAGGAAGTCATACAACTTCACAGTACCTGCCTGCATGTTGCTTACGTCAATGTTGCAGACGCGGGCCACATAACGCCAGTCCTTCACAGTCAACCCGACATGCCAAGTGTACTTTTCTTCCTCAGCATAATACGGATTACCTGTTGGGTCTAACACACGCTGTTTGCCCATGTCTTCACGGGATACGCCCGCTTTTGTGCCTTTAGGATACAACAGATTGGTCTGCCGATCACCCCAAGTAACGAACCAGATGGACGTGTTATCAACACCGACACCACCAGCATCAATAATCTGATTGCTATTCGGTGCAGGCTTTGCATTGGTAGGCGCTACACTGAAGCGCGGAGCCAGACCCATAAACTGGTCAGGATCAGTAGCGGAGTTGCCATAGAAAATCTTGCTTGCAACTTCATTGTTCATTGCTTCCAAGTAGCTCATGCCTTCCGACAAGCGCACAGCTCCACGGTTACCGGATAGATCAAGTAAACGCGTATCAACAGTGGACAGACCTTCAACGAAACCAGTCGTATCAGTGACCTGAGCCTTGCCGGATTTACTCTGAACAATGCCCTTGTATAAACGACCCCAAGCAACAGATGGAAGACCAGTGCGCACAGTGTGCAGGTGTTCCGTACCCTTGTTGCACTCGATTGCGTTCGCATCATCGAGGATAGGATTCATTTGTGTCAGCATTTCAATAATGGGAATATATTGCCCCTTACCGTCCTGCTGTTTGTAAATGTCGATCAGATCGACAAAAGTTGAGCCAATAGTAGCCATTTTAGCTACCTCCTTTTATTATTTTTCGTTCGGGTAAAGAATGTCAACATCGCTTTGAGGCTTATTACTCTGATGCCCACCGGCACCGGGGTTGTCTTCCTTCAGCAATTTGCCGACGTTCCACATGAACCTGAACATTTCAGGATGGTTACCCACCCCGTGCTCATTCAATAGAGCCTTTAACTCTGGCGTTCCCAACTTATCAATAGCTCCAGATGCGATCCCAAGGTTCTGCTCGAAAGCATCGCCTCCGAATTCAGAGTCATTGCGGGTCTGTTCCTGCCAGTCCTGCATCATGTGATCATACGCTTCAGTCTGTTCTGTCTGCGCTGACTCACCCTGTTCTGCCATAAAATCGACGATCTGCTGCTGCTGATCAACACTGAGGCCGGCATCTGTAAACAGACCCTGAATTGCAGTTATCTCATCATCAGCCAGTTCGACACCTTCTGGCAGTACAAATCCTTTTTCACCTTCTGCCGGCTTCTGCTCACCTTCTGCCGGCTTCTGCTCACCTTCTGCCGGCTTCTGCTCACCTTCTGCCGGTGGCGTTGCTCCGCCGGTCAATATTGCTTCGTTATCCATGTGCGTTCTCCTTCATCATTTCAGTCACCCGTTCGGGCGCTGCTTCATTCAACTCGTTCCACAACCAGACACCAACCTGCCGCCCACCTGCATTACGTGCTGACAAGTACGGGTCACTGTCAAACGCGTCAGCAAAAAATCCAGTAACCATCAACATGCGCCAGATTACCTTCCGCCCTGTCGCTGTTGTCAGCAGTGACGCCGTTTCAGCCAGTTCGATCTTTCTCAGGTCATCACTCATGACAAACCTGCCTGCTGTACTATACCTGCCAATGCGTTCTCACCTGTAGTGTTGCTCTTGGATAGCTGCTGCATCGTCTGCGCCTGCTGCGCCTGCTGATCTGCCTGTTGCTGTGCAGCAGCTGCCTGCTGATCTTGTTGTACCAACTGAGCCGCGTCACTGTCACTGCGCACAATCTCCGGTGGCACACCAACTGCGTCAGTGTAAGCGTCAACAGCTTCAAACGCGTCAATCTTATGTCGTGCTTCAGGCCACACCTGAGCCAGTGATTCAACGAACCCTGTCACCCGTTCAATGCCGCCGATGCTCACCAGCTGCTGCGCCTGAGCCAACACTGAAATATACTCAACGCGTAGCTCTTTATTCAACAGCTCATCAGGTGCAGGTGGGAACACACCACCCTGAATTAGCAAACTGAATGTTCGGTCAATCAACGGGTCGAGCAGTTCGTTCTGCAAACGCTCAAGCACTGGACCAAGCATAAGCAGCTTCTCTTCATGCTTCTCAGCCACTTCACGAGCCGTAATCTGCCTACGGTCGCTGTTGGCCAACATAAGAAACAAGTCTTCATAAAACGCTCTGCTGACTCGCTTCTCTGCTTTTTCAATCTTCACTTCCATCGCAGCAAGATCCGGGCGGAAGTCATACACGCTCTT